GCTATGCAAGCGATAGGGGCAAATATCCAAGAGCATCAGGCAATGTTGTATAGACAACAAATAGAGCAAGCAATGGGGCAACCGCTACCGCAAATGGAAGATGGACAAATGCCTCCAGAAGTAATGAATCAAATTGCTATGCTGGCCGCTCAAGCTACACAGCAAGTTACAGGTCAAGCGCAAGCTTTGGCGGAAGCACAAGCAGCCGCTCAACAAGACCCACAACGTCAAATGTTTGAAGCACAACTTCAGCTTGAAAAAGAACAGCTAGCGCAAAAAGCACAAGATGATACACGAGACGCAGAAATTAACATGGCTAAAGCACAGCTAGATGCGCAGATTAAACGTGAAAAAATAGAAGCAGATTTAAGAGTACAAGATACTAAGTCTGCGATAGAGTTACAAGAACTTGAGCAAAAAGTAAAAGCTGATGCTGAAAAGAACTATACCGAACTAGTTAAAACGGTTCGAGATAGTAGAAAACAAAACGGAGAAAAATAATGCGAGAGTATTACGAAAAAACAAAAAGTTACCCGTCACCGTCTAAAAGAGCTAATAAAGCTGAGCCTAGCACACCTTCTTTTGCAGATAGCACAAAAACACAATCTATTAAAGAAGGCGTTTGTTTAGACAAGCCAGAAAAAGCTAAAGTTAAAGCGGCGTATGGGCAAACTAAAGGACTTCTTTGGTATAGGTCTATTAAATAAGTGGACTATATCTTAGCTACGGAGCATTTGCTTCGCAAATATCGTGAGAGAAAAGAAGCTCTTACGCACACACTGGCCTCTGGAAGTGTTGAGAATTTTGAACAATACCAAAGAATAGTCGGTGAAATAGCAGGTTTGAGTTTTTGTGAACAAGAAATTCAAACTTTACATTCTAATATGGAGGATGCAAATGACTAGTAAAGTCGAAAGTAAAATTATTCCAGATAGAGTATTGAGAGATTTTGGAAGTAGTAGTGCTTTAAATCAAAACGCAAAACCCACAATTACCCCTGAAAACTTAGACTCTCATGCAAAATCGTTACCTAGACCAACAGGGTATCGCATTTTAATATTACCGTTTACACAATCTACCGTAACTAAAGGCGGCATACATTTAGCTCAAACAACAGTTGACAAGGAAAGACTTGCAACAGTTGTTGGTTATGTTGTTGCTACTGGGCCTGACGCATACAGTGACCTACATAAGTTTCCAGAAGGAGCTTGGTGTAAAAAAGGTGATTGGGTGATTTTTGGTAGATATGCTGGAGCTCGTTTTCAAATAGAAGGAGGCGATATGCGTCTTTTAAACGATGACGAAATTCTTGCCTGTATAGACGATCCCGAAGCAATCCTATCATAACAATCTTGAGGAAGACTCATGCAAAACAATGAAGCAGAAAAAATAGAACTAGAACTTCCCGAAGGGGAGGTTGATATACACGCAGCAGATGTTGACGATTCTATTATTGAAGAAAAATTAGCAGTAGAACCTCAACCTCAACCTAAAGACGAGCTGGATGAAATAAGCGATTCAGTGCAAAAACGTATTGATAAGCTTACGTATAAAATGCGAGAAGCAGAAAGACAGCGAGACGAAGCAGTTAATTATGCTCAAAGCGTTAATCAAACAGCAACAACTTTAAAGGAAAAATTAAAGAATTCAGACTCCTCCCTTTTCAAAGAGTATGACAATAGAGTACAATCTGAAATGGAAGGAGCTAGAATACGTTTAAAAGAAGCTCAAGACTTAGGAGATAGTGAGGGAGTTGTTAACGCAACTGAAAAACTTTCTCGAGTAAGTGCCGAATCAGAAAATTTAAAAAGATTATCTGCTCAGCATCAAGTTAGAGATAGAAACAGAGAACAAGAAGTTTCTGTTCAAGCTTATCAGCCTTCTTTACAGCCTCAGGCCAGTGGACCTGATCCAAAAGCAGCAAGGTGGGCCGATAATAACAAATGGTTTGGAGATGATCAAGCAATGACATTTGCAGCTTTTGGAATACATAAAGAACTTGTCGAAAGTGGCATAGACCCAACTTCGGACACTTATTATTCTGAAGTTGATAAAAAAATGGAAGAAAATTTTCCACATAAATTTTCACAAGAGCAGTCTGCCCCCGTGCAACAGGTTGCTGCCTCTAGCAGAGGAGCTAGTGGTAAAAAAACGTCACGCAAAATCAGGCTATCACCCAGTCAAGTAGCAATAGCTAAAAGACTGAATGTGCCTCTTGAAGAATATGCTAAGCATATCGACAGAGTATAATAAAATGACCGAAGATAAAACTGATCGTAAATCACGATCTGCAGAGACACGAAACTCTCAAACTCGCAGAAAGCCTTGGGCACCACCATCTATGCTAGATGCACCCGAACCACCTCCGGGATACCAATTCCGGTGGATAAGAGAAGCTACTAGAGGACAAGATGATAAATCTAATATGTCTAAACGTATTAGAGAAGGATATGAACCTGTGAGAGCAGAAGATTTTCCTGAATTTGAAGCCCCCACTATTGATAGTGGTAGTAACTCTGGAGTCATAGGTGTCGGAGGATTAATCCTTGCTAAAGTTCCAGTCGAAACCGCAAATGAGCGAACAGCTTATTTTCAAGGCCAAGCAAAATCAGCTATGGACGGTGTAGATCATAACTTTATGCGAGAAAGCGACCCAAGAATGCCTATAAAAGATAGCGATATCCAAAGGTCTTCAAAAGTTGCTTTCGGTAGTAAAAACACTACCGATAAAGGAAATTAATAATAACCTAACTTTATTTAATCAACGGAGATAATTATGGCTAATACAGACGCGCCTAATGGCTTTACTCCCGCGTATCATATGTACGGTGGTGTTATTCGTCCTGCTAAAATGAGAATCGCAAGCGCAACTGACGCATCTATCTTTTCAGGTGATGTAGTTAATCTATCTAGCGGTTATATTGTTCAAGGCACGGCGACAGGCACCCCCATAGGTGTGTTTTACGGGGTATTTTTCACTGCGGCTGATGGCACTCCAACTTTCTCGAAAGTTTGGACTGCTGATACTGCAACACAAGGGAGCGCCGATGCAGAAGCTCTCGTTTATAACGATCCAGCGATCGTTTACGAAGCTCAATTTACAGCTGGAACTCCAGCAGTAAGTTTTATCGGCTCTAAATATACTCTTTCTACTACTGCGGGCAGTACTGTCAACGGTAGGTCAAAGGAAGGGGTCACAGCAACAACATCAAGTGGTGTAGCGTTACACGTAGGCTTTGCCTCGCAACCTAGCAATTCAATAGCTGCTAATGCGAGAGGACTGTTTACGTTCCCAACCAACACCTTTGCTGTATAATCTAAAGGAGCATAAATAATGGCGATTAATAGAGCTCAACTAGTTAAAGAACTAGTACCGGGACTCCATGCTCTTTTTGGATTAGAGTATGAGAAGTACAACAATGAGCACGAAGATATCTTCGACACCGAAAGTTCTGAACGGGCTTTCGAGGAAGAAGTGATGCTGAGTGGCTTTGGAGAAGCGCCGACTAAAGGTGAGGGTGCTGCGGTCATTTATGACACAGCTCAAGAATCTTTTACTTCGCGCTATACACACGAAACCGTTGCACTTGCTTTTGCGTTGACAGAAGAAGCAATCGAAGATAACCTCTACGATACGCTTTCCTCACGATACACAAGAGCTTTAGCACGGTCAATGCAACAGACTAAACAAGTAAAAGCAGCTAATGTGTTGAATAATGCATTTAGTTCTTCATTTGTTGGCGGTGATGGAGTAGAGCTTTGTTCTACGGCACACCCTACGGTTGCTAACGTGAATCTTAAAAACGAGCTGTCTACTGCAGCTGACTTAAATGAAACTTCACTTGAACAAGCACTGATTGATATTGCTGACTTCAAAGATGAAAGAAACCTTAAAGTCAACGCACAAGCACGGAAATTAATTATTCCGCCTGCTTTGCAATTTGTAGCAGATAGGTTGTTGGAAACTCCAGGAAGAGTTGGTTCTTCAGATAATGATATTAATGCAATTAGAAATATGGGAATGATCTCAGAAGGCTATGTTGTTAATCATTATCTAACAGATACCGATGCTTTCTTTATTAAAACTGACGTGCCTAATGGACTTAAACACTTTGTTAGAACGGCTGTATCTACCAGCATGGAAGGCGACTTCGAAACTGGTAATGTTCGATACAAAGCCAGAGAAAGGTACAGTTTTGGTTTTAGTGATTGGAGAGGAATTTTTGGTTCTCCAGGAGCTTAATTCATTTACTTGAATAAATTAAAGGGACCTTCGGGTCCCTTTTCTTTGCTTTTCTTTTATAAAGGAGTGCTATACAATCAAAACACTAGGACTTACTACTTTTGTTTTATCAACTGACCTAGCAGACAAGCCACGATGATAAGACTTATTTCCTTAGGAGGAAATTATGGCAAATTCAACTTTTAATGGGCCAGTCCGGTCCGAAAATGGTTTTGAAATAATCAGCGTAAATTCTTCAACCGGCGCTGAAACAAATAAATTCGACATTGACGCAGACGGTAACATACAGACTGACGGTGATTTGACCGTTGATGATCAACTTTTAGTAAAAGATGGCGCTGATATCCGCTATACAGCAACCACTGGATATGGTCCAGCAGGGCTTATAGTAGGTAAAGGTGGTTCTTTATCTGCAACAGTAGACCCATACACTTCGGGACTTACTCAATTATTCGATCTAGGCAGTAGATTGCTTTACGGTAATACCGTTTATGCTTATGGTCGATTGGCAGCAACTGCGGTTACCGCAGGTAAATGCGTAACTCACGCAGCTTCAATCGCACATCACTTTGATCTAACGCCAACCGCAGGTGTCGCTGCCGGTGAGACTGCAATATCAGTTGAAAC